ATTGAATGCTGGGCTAAAGCTGAGGGTTTAAAAGGCCGAGAATATTATGCTGCGGCTGCGATCCAGAAGGAAAAGACAGTGGAATTTACAATTCGACATCGCGAAGACATAGACGAGCATATGCGAATCATCTTTCGTGAAAAAGCTTATGAAATAGAGTCGATCTTGCCTAACTATTCGCGTCGGCACTTCATTACAATTAAAGCAAATGTGGTGAGCTGATGAATTTTGAGCTGGAATTGAAGGGTTTTAAAGAACTGGAATCTACATTTGCGGACTTAGCCCGCAAGGACGAAAAAATCCATAAAGCAACTGTTAAAGCAGGCGGTGCTGTATTGGCGGAAGTAATTAACAATAATGCTCCGCGGTCAGCTATTGGGGGGAGGCACCCTCACATAGACGAGGACATTATTGTTGGAAACAGGATAAAGCGAGATGAAGATGGAGAGATATATGCGGTTGTCGGCCCAACAAAAGACACTAAATTCCGTGTTCACTTGCCGGAGTTTGGGACCATTCATCAGGCAGCAAATCCTTTTATTCGAAACAGTATGATCCAGGCGAATGATAAGATGCTTGATGCTATGGAAAAGGTCATAAAGGCGGGGTATAAGTTATGAATTTTTTAAATCTCATCGAAAGATCAATGCAATTAAAGGACAAGGTATTTGAAGCGCTGGAAACCCATCCGGCGCTTTTGTTATTGATTGATCCTGCCAATATTTGTGAACTGGCCGTACCAGAAGGGCTTGAAAGTTCTCCTCCTTACATTGTGGTTCAGGAGATAGACTACAGAACAACTAAATGGGCTGATGGGAAGCCGATACAAGACAGCGTCGTTTATCAGATTGATGTGTACCACAATAGTTCGTGCGATCCTATTTTGGCCCCTATTGTGGACGTAATGAGCGGCCTGGATTTTCAGACAACGGTCCCTATCAATGAATTTTTACAAAAAGAACGTCTTATTCGAAAAGGATATCGGTTCGAAGCAAACATTTTATTATAATTGGAGGTTTTAAGATGCCTGAATACAGTTCAGTGACAGGTTTGAAGAATGTGAAATTCGCGCCATTAAAAAAGGCGGGTAAATTTTATGTTCCCACAGAAATTCTTGACTATGAATTTGCAATTAATATGAAAGTTGAAACAGAAACATCCACAGAAAAACAATATGCGGATGACAAACTTGTCGATCTTGCAGTTTCAACGGGTTCAACTAAATTAGACATTGAAATGCGGGATCTGCCAATGGAGATTCTCTCTAAATTACTTGGAATTGAACAAGATGAAAACGGATTGTATTTGTTTAAGAAAAATATCATTCCTCCTTGGGTTGCGATGACGTTTCAAGGACCTAAAGCAAACGGCAAGTCTCGTCATGTGGGCTTGGTAAAAGGGAGATTCTCTTTGCCGGGTGATGAATGGAAAACAAAACAAGATAAAACCGATTTCCAAACGATCAAACTTTCAGCGGAATTTGTTGATAGAGAACAGGACGACGTGTTCAAAATCGTTGCGGATGAAGATGGAGAAAAATTCGATATAGATCACTTTTATAAGGCAGTTTTTGGTGAGGCCTATCAAAATGAAAAACAAGGTACAGAAGAAAATGTAAGTGCTGATCTTGGGAAATAAAAGGAGGAGCTGAAAAGCTTCTCTTTATTCAGATAAAATCTATTTAACTAAAGGAGGAGTCATCATGGCTCAGAAACATATTTCTATCAAATTGTGGTTTGAAGACGAAAAAAAGTATAAAACATTCATTGCACCGCGGACAAACACAAAAGCACTTATTGAAGCGTTAAGATTAAATGCTGAAGCGGAAAAAACATCAGATAATCTTGAAAAGAGCATTAAAACATTAGAGAAGCAAATCCAGTTTATTGTGAAAATATTCCGTGATCAATTCACTTATGACGAGTTCACCGAAGGACTACATTTGAAGTTGCAAAAGAAGTCAGCCGTATTCTCTCAGAGGTAGCTGGATACAAAGAAATTGAGGAAGTGGATCAAGATTTTTTGCAGGAGAAGACGGAGAAGAATACACCTACGAACGAGGAATCCAGCAAATAAATGAAATTTATTCCACACTGCTTGAACAGGGGTGGAAAATGACTGAAATAGATAACATGGACATTTACCATTACTTAGAGGTTTTGGCTGAAAAGAATAAGCCGAAAATTAAGACGGTAACAATTGACCAAATCTTTTAGACAGGTGCTCACCTGTCTTTTTTTTGTTGAGTTTATGCCAGGAAAGCGGGGTGGTTTACATATGGCTCAACCATTAGGAAATATGGTTGTTAAAGTAGGTCTTGATGATACAGGATTTAATCGAGGTATTGAAGGACTAAAAAGGCAAATGCGCCTGGCAAACTCAGAAATGAAGGCGGCCGGCAGTATTTATAAAAATACCGGTGATCAAACGAAGCTCCTTCAGTCGCAAATGGAAGGGCTAAACAATAAATATAAGATTCAAGGCCGTTTAGTTCAAGAACACCGTCAGAGATATGATGAATTGGCCCGTCAAAAAGGAATGGACAACCGCGAGACACAAATCCAAGCTCGGCGCTTAAATGATGCAATAGCTGTTCATCAAAATTTAGGAAGAGAACTGCAGCAGGTTACAAAAGAATTTGAAAATACTTCTGCAAGTGGAAAGCGAGCAGCAGGCGTTTTTTCTGTCTTCAAGAAAGATTCACAAGAAGTATCGAAAGAGTTAAATGCTGTCTATAACTCTGCGACCGAAACAGGGAAAGCTCTGACAGCTATAGGAGCTGTTGGGGCTCTTGGCATCGGGGCAACTGTAAAGGCTGCAGCCAGCTTTGAAAAGGAAATGAGCAGGGTTGCAGCGTTAGCAAATGCAACGGATGACCAAATGGCCGCGCTTACTGAAACTGCCCGTCATCTTGGGGCCGTAACACAATACACTGATGGGCAAGTAGCTGAAGGGATGCAGTATTTAGCGATGGCCGGTTATAAAACCAATCAAATCATTGGTGCAATGCCTGGTTTATTGGCAACTGCGGCAGCTGGACAAACCGATCTAGGTGTCACAGCTGATATTGTTTCAGACATCCTAACTGAGTTCCATATCAAAGCAGAAGACACAAACCGTGTTGCCGACGTTATGGCCTATACGTTTACCAATTCGAATGCTACTCTCCAAGAGATTGGGCAAACCATGAAATATGCGGCCCCGGCGGCAAAAACTGCGGGTGTAAGCATGGAAGAATTGGCCGCGGCAACCGGCATCATGGCGAACAGCGGAATTAAAGCTGATATGGCCGGAACGGCATTAAGGTCTACACTAACTCGTTTGGCTGCGCCTCCGAAGCCAGCAGCATCCGCAATCGAAGAGCTGGGGCTTAAAGTAACGGACTCAACCGGGAAAATGCGACCGTTAGCTGATATCATGGGACAAATCACCGAGAAAACGAAAGATTATACAGAGACGGAAAAAATCCGGATTGCCAAACAGCTTGCCGGCCAGCATGCTCTTTCAGGATTTATTACCTTAATGCACGCTGGAAAGGATAAACTCCAAGACTTTACAAAAGAATTGGAGAACAGCGGCGGCACAGCAGAAAAAATCGCCGATAAGCAAATGGACAACCTGGCCGGATCATTTGAATACCTAAAGTCGGCCACAAATAATGCTGTTATTACACTTGGAAATCAATTCATCCCGGTGATACGTGCTACAACAGACGTTATTACAAGCGCTGTCACATGGTTTGATTCCTTGCCTTCTTCAGTGGCTAGCACAATTGCCATTACAGGTGCGGCTGTTACCGTGTTCTCGCTCTTGGGCGGTGCTTTCCTGCTCACATTAGGTGCAATTCCGAAAATGGCTGCTGGTTGGAATATGCTTCGCACAGCTGGGGCGTATTTAACCGGGAATGTGAATCGGGCTTCTACAAGTCTAACCGTTTACTCTGCTGAGGCGATTGCGGCTGGCACAGCCTCAAGAGCAGCGGCCGCGGGCATGACTGCCACTTCAACAGCTGCGGCAGTAGCATCCACAAGGATGGATCGTTTCCATCAAACCTCTGCACTTGCTACAACAAGAGTTGGACGGCTTGAACAAACAACAAGCAGAAGCACAAGAGCGATGAGTGGTCTTGGCGGTGCTTCACGTGTAGCCGGTCTTGGACTTAGCCTATTTGGCGGACCGGTCGGAACAATAGCCGGGCTGATCCTTTCTTTTGCACCTGAACTTGTCAAATTTGGATCAGGCATTGTAAAAGCTGGAGTGAATGCAGTAAAAGGCGCTGGCGGATTTATGAAACTTGCGAAAAGTGGGTTCGGTCTTTTTGACATTCTTAAAAAAGGTACCGGAGTTGTCGGTCTTTTGCGCGGCGGGCTCAGTTTGCTTGGGGGACCGATCGGAATAGCTGTTACTGGTGTTACCCTCTTAGCTGATGCAGGATTTAAGTATTATGACAACTTGAAAAAAAGGGTGCTACCAGCAACGATCGACTTTGGCGATAAGGTTTCTGAATCCACTTCAAAAGCGATTAATGCGTATGAAGACATGAATACTAAAGTCGGTGCCAAGCTGAATTATTACTATTTAACCAACAAAAAGATCACGAAAAAAATTGCTGATAACATGTCCACCGAGTATGAGAAGATGGGCAAAACCATACTTGACGGTTATCAAAAGAGCACTGATAAATCTTTGAAAGTGTTAAGTGATTTTTATGCTTCTAATAAAGAAATGTCTGAAAAAGAGAAGACAGAAACATTACAGAATATCAAAGACAACAATAAGGACAAACATAAAGAAATATCCGGATATACCAAACGCATCAAAAAGATTTGGGAAAATGCTGCTAAAGATCACCGAGATATTACAGATGACGAACGTAAGGAAATAGAACAGATTATTAAGAAAATGAATAGCCATGTTGAATCTGCTCTTACTAAAAGTAAAGAGGAGCAGACAATTATCGCCGGAAAATTAAAAGACAACAAAACTCAACTTTCTGCAAAAGAAGCAGCTGCCACAGTTAAAAACAGCAAAAAAGCAAAAGACAATGTGGTCAAGAATGCTGAAAAGCAATATAAAGAAGTAGTGAAAAACGCTGATCTAGAGTATTACGTCAAGGGTTCTATCACTAAAAAACAGCATGATGATACAGTTAGCTCTGCGAAGAGCCAAAAAGATCAGGTTGTGAAACAGGCTGAAAAAACTCATAAAGGCGTAGTAAGTGAAGCGAAAATGCAGGCTGCCGGGCATGTAAAAGAAGTAGATTGGGAGACAGGGGAAGTGCTCGGGAAATGGGATACTTTTCTCGTTGATCTAGCAGGTGTTGTTAATAAAATTACCGGCGGGATCAATACTGTTCTTGAGTTCATGCACATTCCTACCATTCCTGAATGGAAGCCTAAAGGGTACAGCGGAAATTCTGAAATGCAGGTAGCGCCAGGCAGGGCCTATGCAAAAGGGACAGACTTTCACCCAGGCGGAAGGGCGTTAGTCGGTGAAGAAGGTTTTGAACTTGCTCATACACCAGGCATCGGAACTTATGTGGTTGGAATGGGCGGCCCGCAGGTTTGGGATCTACCGCGTGGTACATCGGTTCTCCCACATAGTCAGTCAAAAAAAGTTATGGCAACTGGTCTTCCTGGTTATGCAGGAGGTGTCGGGAGCTTCTTCAAAGACGCCCTTAATGGCTCCAAGAAGCTTGTGAAAGGAGCGATTTCAGCAGGGAAGGGCGTTGTCAATAAAGCGAAAGATGTTGCATCGGGTGCTATGAAAATGATCTTGAATGGTCCCGAGAAAATGATTAAGAACTTGTTTAAAGGCTTTATTCCTTTTAAGTCAGGAAAAGGCGTAGATTCTTTAGGGACGGGCATCCTCCAAACATTAAAAAATGGAGCTGGTCAGTTTTTAAAAAGCATTCTTCCTGATGCCGGGCTGTTCACAGCAGAAGCATATAAGGGAGCGACAGGGTCTGCCCAGGTTCAAAAATGGGTAGCAGAAGCTGTCAGTATTGCCGGCGTACCATTCTCGTGGGTTCCTGGCTTGATCACCATTGCAATGAAGGAGTCTGGCGGAAATCCCAATGCAATAAACCTTACTGACTCAAATGCAAGAGCCGGGCACCCTTCTCGGGGGCTGATGCAGACTATCCCAAGTACATTTTCATCAAACGCGTTTCCTGGGCACAATAACATTTTTAATCCGGTTGATAATATACTAGCTGCCATCAATTACATTAAAGGTCGCTATGGGGATATATCCAATCATCCAGGATTAAAATCAATGGCTCGCGGCGGCCCGTATGTGGGATATGCAAAAGGAGGGACTTCACCGGGGCGCGGCGGCTCTAAATGGGCGATTCTAAACGAACGGGGATTTGATGAAACCACGATTACAACAGACCCGACGTATCGGGAACGTAACATCGGTCTATGGGCGCGTGTAGGCCGTGAGCTTGGTGTTCTTCCGTCACTTCAACAAGGGATGATTTCAAAGGCCCTTGTGCTGCTTCAAAAAGCTTCAATGGCTAAAGCTGAAGCAGAGCCGCAAACCAATGTGAATGTTGACATGAGCCGTGTGGTTGAGAATCAAGAGAAGCAAATCAGCATGATGAGCCAGCAAATAGATGCTCTTCAGCAAAACATTCAGCTTTTGCAGCAGCTTGTTTTGAAAGATAATCATACGTATATAGATGGAACTAGAGTTGATCAAACCAGTGCGGACCGATATAACAAAAAACGTTACAGAAACGGGGGGAAGCCTGCATGGTAAAACTGTTTATTGATTTCAATAACGGACTAGGGGAGCAGAGCCTTGACAGCTTACTCCCTCAATTTGAAGTATTAAGCTTTTTGCCGGAAGCTCCAAAGATTAATCGGGAAACAATTTCAATCCCTCGGCGGCACGGACTGATTTTGCCGCAGCATCCACGAGATATGACTTACGGGGAAAGAAAAATAGATGTTGAAATTTATTTGAATGCTCACATACATGAGAATTTTTATATGTATCGGCATCAGCTTTATGCACTGCTGGTTAAGCCGTTCCCTTATTATATTTCTTCTGATCTTTTGCCGAATCGCCGTTTCTTAGTTACCTGTGATGGTAATTTCAGCATTTCAAAAGAGAAGGAGAAAACTTATAACGATTTTTCTGTTGAATTTACTAATATCACAGGCATGGCAGAGTCGAAATATACAACAAAAACGGCTCAGAATCTTAACGGTGAAAATTGGAATCACGGGATGAATCTCCGATCGGATGATAACTTGGATTATTATTTTAAGAACAAAAAACGATTCTCTGTTTTTAATGCAGGAGACGTGCAAATCAATCCACTTGATCATGACTATAACGTTATTTTGAAAGCTGCAGGGAAAAATATCACTTTAATCAATCATACAAATGGTGAGAAATTAACGATTGAGCAGGAAATCAAAAAGACACAAGAAGTCTCTTTCTTGAAACAGTACACCATAATCAATAACAAACCGATTAAAACATCTGGCCGTCTGCCGAGTCTTGAAATTGGATGGAATGAGTTTGAAGTTCAAAATACAAACGACTTCAACATTCAATTTGATACTCGGCTTTATTATTTGTAAGGGATGGTGGTTTGGTGGCTAAAGAGGATTTCATAAAAGAAATAGCTGTCGATGCTCAAATCGTTTATAAAAATCATCATATTCTTGCATCCTTAATTATTGCGCAAGGGTGCCTTGAAAGCGCATGGGGAACAAGTGAACTTGCGACAAAAGGACACAACCTATTTGGCATGAAGGGCGAATATAACGGACAATATGTCACTATGATGACATGGGAAGTGATCAATGGTGAAAATGTTCAAGTGCCAGCTAAATTCAGGAAGTATCCTTCATGGAAAGAGTCGATTGAAGACCTGGCTAACTTGTATCTCAATGGTGTAAGTTGGGATAAGGATCATTATAGGGCGGTTGTTGGGGAAACGGATTTTCAAAAAGCTACAGCTGCCCTCGTAAAAGCTGGATATGCAACTGATCCAAATTATGCAACAAAGCTCAACAGCATTATTTTCACATATAAATTAACCCAATATGATACAACTGAGGGGCTGCCCGATAATCCTGATGAACCAAATAATCCTGATCCGACTGTAGACCTGCCAAGTAAAGAGTTTGACGGAAAAGACATAACGCTAAATATGAGCCTCCCTAAAGATGTATATTTTCCTCAGTTACATGTCGCAAGTCAGGATGATACACAAGCTATTGAAGTTATCGGAGCTGATCCGGACTTATTAGACGATACGACAGGGAAAAAGGATATTGAATTTACGATCACCCGGACAGCTGATAATGGTACAGAATATGATTTGCTTGTGAATGACAACATTCTTTATCTTGATGAAAAAAAATTCAATCATCAAAAGTATTTCATCACAGATATTGCAATTAACCAGGAAGGAACACTTTCGAAAAAAGTAACGGCAAGCCACGTTTTTGTTGTAACGTTGAATAATCACTATGTAGAAGATACAATCAGTGGGACGTTTACCGTCAGGAAGATGCTTGATTTTGTTTTTAAAGGTACAAAATTAAGGTACATCTTTAAGGACAAAGAAAGTGAGTTCTCTAGCGTTGAACAGGAGAATTTTGGTGATAGATTCGGAAATGAGCTAATGGATGAAATTGTCGAAGACTATGGTTTGGAGCTGGACGTTGATAATTATAAAGTCTATGTTTATAAGAAAATGGGTAAGCGAATAAATCATACGCTTGATACTCGCTATAATATGCCTGGTATCACAATCAAAACCTCTTCTCAAGGGTCTTCTACCAGAGCAAGGGGTTATGGGGCAATTAAAGAAAACAGCAGCACCGACAGCAAAAAAACAGAGTATGTTTTTGAACCAGTATTGTACAAGCATCCGGACGAAGATAAATTTCTGATTGATGGAATGCCAAGATGGGCAGAACCTTTGAGGGATGAGAAATATAAAAAAGAGTCCAGTATGTTGGCGGCTTTGAAAAAATACGTGAATCCATACCCACAGACGGAAATTGAAGTAAATTATGAATATATCTACGAGCCGAAGCTTTTGAAGATACAAGATGATTTTTGGAAGGGGGACACGCTTCATATATTGGCCGATACATCATACGGTGTCACTTATGAAGATGATGTCCGGCTTTTGTCGATTCAATATAAGCCGTTGAATCCTTACGCAAAACCCACATTGACTTTTGCCAACTTCCGAAAGGATATACAGGATATCCGGATGGAGCAAGAAAAAAGATTAAAAGACCAAAAACGCTACATGCAAAAACTCAGAATGATGATCTAAGGCACTCTTTCCAGAGTGTTTTTTGTTTTGTCTAGAAAGGAGAGTGATCTCATGGCATTCAGATTAATTAAAGATTATGATACAACCCGAAACGCAAGATATATCGCTCAGCAAAGAGCAGATACAGAAACTATAGAAGATGGGTTGAACAGTCTTGATGATGCGATTAAAACGCATAAAATGTCTCAAACGGCTCATACTTCCGATCAAATTACCCATCAAGGTTTTTCTCTCCGAACATATGTTGAAAGCCTCTATAACCGTATGCGTAATTTGATTCTTAATGCTGACGGAACAAATGTAAAAGAGGTCGTCGATGCCCGTGTGGATACTGACGGTAATATTGCGCCCTTATTAAAAGAACGGCTCGACCGGGATTACATGAGATTGAATAAGCGAATAAAACGTGTCGTTCATGTGGATGATTATGGTGCAGAAGGGGATGGGGTAACAGACTGTTCCGAAGCGATTATGAAAGCCATGGGCAATGGTAAAGTGAAAATTAAACTGGGGCCGGGTGTCTATGTTGTTCGCGGTGTAAAGTTAAAAAGCAACGTCATTTTTGAAGGTGACGGAATGGATATTACCACTCTTATTCTTCATGATGAGACACCATCAGATGAATGGGTGATTACGAACGCTGATCATCAGGGCGGTAACAAAAATATCGTAATTCGTGATATGACACTTGATTGGAATCGCGAACGGCAAAATGGCACCATGAAAGCCATGGGTGGTGTAAAATCCAGCTGCTTATTGTTAGCACAGGTAAAAAACGCATGGATTCAAAGAGTTCGAACTGTAAACCCTGCTTTGCATGGTATTGACATCTCGGCACCAACATATGACATTTCAGATAGTGATTACACCAAAAACGGTTGTGACTCAGTGTGGATTGATGGCTGTATTTGTGAAGGATATGGAGACGATGGAATTACGACTCATTACAGCAAAAATATCTTCATCACAAACAATAGGTGTTTATATCCTTCTGGAACAGCCCATGCCCTTGGTAAAGCCAATTCAAATGGTATTGAAGTAGATGATGGCTCTAAAGACGTGTGGTTATTTAACAATTATACGGAAGGGAATGTCCGTGGGGTGGAAGTAAAGGCACATGCGAAATGGCCCGCACCTTCTAACATTCATGTTTACGGTCATCAATCATTACATGATGTAAGAGCATATGACCTTCGTCATATCGGACATCATTATGCAGATGACCCGTGGAGTGAAACAGCACGAGATGTTTCTTTGGTAGACTGTACAGCTAAAGAACCAATATTCAATGATTTGTATGCTGGGTTAGAGCCGAAAGCGCTTGTGATTTCTGCATATCAACGTGTCACTGTGCTAGGCTTCACGGCAATTGGTGACCCAAATTATGACTATAAAGGGACGCCGATTATTGCATTTCAATATAAGAGCCGCAAGATTAACATTAATGGTTTGAATATTTCTGGATTTGCGAAGGCGGGTTCAGATGTCCGTATTTATGGCGGTGATCAAAGAACAGATGATGTTCGTATTTCAAATTTCACCATTCATGATTCAGCTCCAGAGGGGATTTCCATCGGCGGCGGAGTTTACTATGTCACTTTAATGAACGGTATTGCTCATACAAGAGGCGGCAGTATAGGAATTTCGTCACCAAACAACCAGGCTGATATAACAGCAGTACGGGCTGTTGGCTATACTAATGCGGCTGTTTTAGCAGGTCAAAAATATAGTTCGGTACCTACTAACATAAAAGGCGGCTTCCGGGCTGCTGCCAGATCGGGCTCACCTCTAACTGACACAAGTGCAATCATAGCTGGATCGGGAACCATTATTGCGAAGGGAGAGCGAAATTTCATTGCTGGCGTTGCTGGCGGTGCAACAACGGAGGGTTCACGGAATGGCGTAATGTTCTCATGGAATTCGCACACGACAGGAGACAGCGGATCAACTGGCGTTATGTTTTCGAAGAACGTAAAGAACAGCAAGGAATACACGCTTGCCTTAGGTCACGGCAACGGTAATCCATCAGAAGCAAACAAAAAGATTGAGCTGGATGCGAAAAATGGAACTGTGCGTGCCACAAGTCGAATAGAAAGCGTCTCTGACCTTAAAGACTTCGCGGAATACTTTGAGTCAACTGACGGCCAGAAAATTGAAGCCTCCTACCTTGTAGCTTTGGAAGGCGAAAAGATTCGGAAAGCCGACGTTGGCGATAAGATTCTCGGTGTCGTATCGAAGACGGCCGGGCTTGTCCTCGGCGGTGCTGCTTTCGATTGGAAAGACCGGTATTTGAGAGATGAATTCGGCGGCATTATTTATCAAGAGGTTTATGACGGTGAACGGGTTATAACGGTTCCGGCGGAAAATCCAGACTATGATCCTTCAGAGGCTTATAAGCCTCGTGAAGAGCGAGACGAGTGGCATGTCATCGGTCTAATTGGTCAGGTGTTTGTTCGTATTGACTCCACAGTTAGGGTAGGTGATAGCGTAACGGCAATTGAAGGGATAGCGACAAAAGCTGAGTCCAACGGATACGGCACTGTAATGAAAATTGAAATGCCATACGACGAAGAGAAAGGCTACGGGGTAGCCAAGATGATCGTCACGCCGCAACATTAAGGAGGTTCATTCTTGATTTATAAAAATGCAAACGTCACGTATGATATTAACTCACATGGATCAAACGGAAGATCAACAAACATTCAATTTATGACCCAAGATACGGGCAGCGCCAAGCTGTCCTTTTCTTTTACAAAAGATAGTGTCCCACTTCCATTGTCCGCGGTTGATGCAAAAATTGTTTTGCTTTATCCGGACGGTTCTTTCTATAAAAGGAGTCTTACTCTCGTAGACAAAGTGAACGGAAAAGCAGAGTACATTTTGTCTGATGCAGAATTAAAACATCCCGGTATTGTGAAGGCAGAATTAAAGCTTTACTACACAAATGGTCAGGCTCTGGCTACTTCCTTTTTCACGTTTACGATATCAAAGACTTTGGAGGATCAGAACATTGTCCCAGTAGCGGAATATTACATTGATGATTTTGAGATGTTACGGGATGAGATCAGCCAAACTCTCGATGAGATAAAAGCGAAGTTCGATGAATTTGAAAACATTGAAACGAAAGCTGGCGCCCAAGAAAAAGCAGACAAGGCCGAAGCGAACACAAAAGCTTACACGGACGTGCATGCGAATAATAAAACGATCCATATTACGGCAGACGAGAGAACAACCTGGAACGCAAAGGAAACGACATCGGGATCGAAAAGTAAAGCTGATAAAGCGTTAGTTGACGCAAAAGCCTACACAGATGAACACGCTACGGACACTGTTAAGCACATTACTGCAGCTGAGCGCACGAAATGGAATGGTGCTCAAGCATCAAAAATTACCGCAGATCATGGCGGTGTGTCAATCGCCGCGAATGAAGGAGAAGACATACTCAAAAAAATAGTTGATCAGGGACGGACAATGGGTACTTTCTACGCGCACGGAAAAGCGATTAATGCTCCTTCAACAGTTTCAACAAGAGGAATATTTCATCTTACAGGCCTTGCTTCTAATGGGAAAGGTATGTATGGATGGGTTTACGCTACCGATTACAAGAATAATGTCTTTACAAACTACTATGACGGCAGCACAACGTATTGGCAGGGGTGGAAACGATCATTAAACACAGATGACTTATTGTATTCGTACGCTAACATCACTTTAAAGAATGGTGCAACAGCCGGAACACGGACACCTATTTATGCAAAATGGGGACCTTTAACGTTATTACGCGGGCATGTGAAAACAGAACCAGAAATCATATTTGGCTCAATTCCTTCTTCATATGCTCCAATCGGTGGGGCAGTTGTAACAGTTCCACTTAGCGGAACAGGTGGGACGGCCAACCTCATTGTATATGAAAACGGAGATTTAAAAATCAAATATCCAGACCCTGCAGATTTAAGTAAGCTTGGCGGCGGATACTATATTGATGTCGTCATCGGGTTTCAAGAAGGAGGTACTGCATGATACAGGTTTATCGGTATGATGAGAACTTTATTTTTGTCGAGCCGGTTCCAATTGAAGAACCGGGAGAGGATGGAAAGTATGTAATTCCTGAAAATTGCACAACAATTCAGCCTCCATCATTCATTAAACCTATGTTTCACCCCGAAGAGCAAAAATGGTCAGAAGTAGCAACTCAAGCAGAAAAAGATGAGATTTTAAAACAAATTGAAAAAGGAAGAGTTCCGTCACCTTTAGATGAATTAAAGTTTCAAAACGCCCAAATCATGGTGCAGCTAGCTGAAGCCCAGAACTTGATAGAGTCTCAGTCGAAAATGATCGCGGACTTGTTATTAAGGCTGGCCGAAGGAGGGGAAGCGTAATGGATTGGTTTGCAAATGTGAAAACTATTTATGGATGGGGAAGACAGTATTACACAAATGCTGACGTCGCCCGTTTTGTTGTCTTAAATAGAATCACAGAAGAACAATATAAAGAAATTACTGGTTTGACCTATCCAGCCACTGAGCCAGTTGTCATAGATTTAGGAAGTTAACCAACACCCATTGAGGTGTTTTTATTTTGCCATGAGGGAGGTGAGGGCTTTATGGAAATGGATATTACACAGTATTTAATCACTCAGGGGCCCTTTGCTGTGTTATTTTGCTGGCTCCTATTCTATGTCATGAAAACGAGTAAAGAAAGAGAAGCAAAACTCTATAATCAAATTGATTCCCAAAATGAAGTCTTGGGGAAGTTCAGTGAAAAGTATGATGTTGTAATTGAAAAGCTCGACAAAATTGAAAGCAAAGTACAATAGGAGGAATAAATGATATGAAAAAATATGACAAAGGCACGGTCATTCGGACGGTGCTTCTTTTGGTTGCACTTATTAACCAAACTATGCTGATGCTCGGTAAGTCACCGTTGGATATTTCAGAAGATCAGGTTAATCAGCTTGCGGATGCTCTTTACACTGCCGGTTCTCTCATTTTTACTATCGGGACTACAGCGGTAGCATGGTACAAAAACAACTATGTGACAACAAGAGGGCACCAACAAAAAGCAGTTCTCAAACAAAACAATCTAACAAAATGATGCTGTTGGATAAACCAGCGGCTTTTTCTATATTAAAAAAGAATGGAGAGAATGAATATGACAATCACAGTGAAAAAGAATTTTGTATCAGAAGCTAAATACGCTTTAAAATGCCCGAATCATTTGGACGCTGAATACATTACCATCCACAATACAGCGAATGATGCGTCAGCTGCTAACGAGATTAGCTATATGATCGGGAACACAAGCTCGACAAGTTTTCATTTTGCTGTTGATGACAAAGAGGTTATTCAAGGGCTGCCGTTAAATCGTAACGCATGGCACACAGGAGATGGAACAAACGGTACAGGTAATCGTAAGTCGATTGGTGTTGAAATTTGTTACAGTAAGTCAGGAGGCGCACGATATAAGGCGGCGGAAAAGCTAGCTATTAAGTTTGTGGCACAGCTGCTTAAAGAACGAGGATGGGGCGTTGACCGTGTCCGCAAGCATCAAGACTGGAACGGTAAATATTGTCCGCATCGAATTTTATCAGAGGGAAGATGGGACGAGGTTAAGGCTGCCATTGAAGCAGAATTGAATGCGCTGGGAGGAAAGACAACATCCAAACCGTCGTCATCTGCGTCTAAAGCTGCAGGAAGCACTTATACAGTCAAAAAAGGAGATACTCTTTCCGCAATTGCAAAAGAGCACGGGGTGAGTGTGGCGAACCTTCAGAGCTGGAATAACATAAAAGATCCGAATAAAATCACAGTTGGCCAAAAGATAAAGCTTGAAGGATCAAGCACCCCAAGCGCTAAACCAAGCAGCAAAAAAACGTCATATGTGCTGCCTTCGGGCATATATAAAGTCACAAATCCTATGCGAAAAGGGGATGACGTAAGGCAGATTCAAAAAGCTCTTGCTGCCCTTTATTTCTATCCGAACAAAGGGGCGAAAAATAACGGCATTGACGGCGTGTATGGACCGAAAACAGCAAATGCAGTCAAAAGGTTCCAATCCATATATGGATTGGTTGCTGACGGCATTTATGGGCCTAAGACTAAAGCGAAAATTGAAGCGAAATTGTAGTAATAAAAAAGCCTCTCACATAGTGAGGGGCTCTGCATTGCAATCCTTCTGACTTAATCGTCCCAATCTTC